GTCCCGACCATTAACAATATTAAAATAAGTAGTTTTAATTATTTGAGCTACTTGTAAAGACTCTACTGAATCATTAATGCTATTGACTTCATCTGAATCCATATCAGATAAAATGTCTTGAGTCATTTCAAGTAGTGTCATCTTAGCCATTAACTATGTCCTTGTATCATTAATTGAATAGAAGCATAATCAACAGTACATGCTCCATCTGCTTTTGTAAATAATTCTATGTAATCATTAGTTGCTAAAGATATGACAGGAGAGAAAGTTATAGACCCCCAGCTACCAGTTGATAATGTTCTTATAACTCTTGAACCTACAACTGCTACACCATTTTTATATAATGCCCATTCAACATTTTTATTTGCTCCTGATGCTTGTTTAGTAGCAAACGATGCTTGAATAAATGTTGTTATAGTTTCTGTACCATCATATCGAAGTCTAGTATTAGGCGAAGTTAATACAGTAAAACCATCATTAGATGCTGTTGTCCATGTATTATTTAATACTGTATCTGAAGTAGTAGTTGAATGTTGGTAAGCTGGACCAACTGCATCAAAACCTGTATATACTCCAATCCATTTATCTTTGTCTTGCCATGTACCTGAACCTGAACCATTAGCTACATATATTTGACCTGCTGAAGCAGCAGCTATACCTTTAGGTTCATGAAGGTCTGGGTCTGTAATTACATTATGTTGTATTGTCATTTAAATTCCTTAAAAGGAGTGGGGTCCGAAGACCCCTATCCTTATACTTCTACGTGATATTCAACAATAACTGTTGCAGTACCAGCAGTATATGTGCCAGTTGCAGCTACTGTTAATTCACCAGGGTTAGCACCAATACTAGCACCAACTAATGCTCCGTTACCGTCAATAACGGCACCAGCAGTAGTAGGTGTAATAGCAGCATCAAGACCGTCAGCATCAATTGCAACACCTGCTGATGTGTATAAACCTACATTAAGACTTGTACCACCAGCCCATGCAGTACCTGTAATCCACTTAGCGGATACTACAGTTGCATTTGCAGGAAGCACAAATTGTAGATTAGTTGCACCCCAAACAGGTAAATCGTCATAGCTAAACTGCCATTCAGCACGTTTAACTTGACCTGTTGATTTAGCCTGACCACCCCATTTTGCATCTTTGCCTCTTGGTCCATAATGATTAAGGACATTGATGCCAGCTGTATTTTCATAAGCCATTTTTATTCTCCTTAATAGTTAGATGGATGAGTTAAAATAACACCAAGAGTGTCAACACGTTGAGCACCTAAGCCATAACGTGATGTTACTTGATACTTGTCTGCACGTTCTTCGTTGTCTCTCCAGCCTTCTGTCTGAGGAGCTCGTCTCCAAGCATGCATAATTGGCTTACATGTATCATCTGCTACGCACATGAAGATGTTAGCCTTATCACCAACAGCTGCTGTTTCAGATGTTAAACCATATGAAGAAGCATTGATAGCTTCAGTAGCTGTTAATGTAGGTAGGAAGTTAGAAGTGTAAACATCCCAACCAAATACGTTTCTTACGAAACGATGGTCACGAGCAAAACCTTCTGTTACCATACCTTCAAACATTGGGTTGTTTGATACGTTAACTAAGTTTGTTAAGCTATTTAATGTAGCTTCAACTACAGGGTCAACGATAGCAATACGACCACCAGCTGGTGAGTTTGCTTTATCAAATGCAAGCTTCATAGAAATGAAGTCTTCCAATGTAATAGTTCTAGCATTAGCTGCTGCAGAACCAACCCAACGGTGTGGTCGACCATTAACTAAGTTAAGGTTAGCAGCTGTTTGAGCTGTATTAGCTACGCTTAGGAAACGTGTTTCATGGTTTTCACCAAGAGCACGTGTTGATTCCATAGCACGCATAGCCATTAGAGTATCAACTTGAGAACCATCTTCACGGAGGTCATCAGAAACTTTCCATGCATCACCAACATAATCAGTGATAGAAAGAGTTAATGTACCTGTGTCGATAGGACTATAGTTGAGAGGAGTATCCTCAGCTGCATCTTGAATTGTTACTGTACCTACTGTCTTGATGTTTAAAGTTGTACCTGAACCGAAGTCTGTTACATCTCTCCACATACCTTCAGGAAGTAGATAGTCATGTAAGTTTTCAAGAATAAACTGTGAATACTGTTGTGCTTCAATAAAAGCACTAGTATTACTTGTCAATTGTGACATAATTTATCCTCTACGCTTGTTGTTTAATTTTCTCACCAGCAGCTCTCCAAGCATTAACTAAATCTTTAGTAGACTTATTTTTACCTACTCGAGCTGAAAGCTCTCCTGTAGGTTTAGTTTGTGCTAAAGATTCAGTATTTACAGAACCAGAAGACCTAGCTACATTAGATGGAGCTGAGTCAGTAAGCCCTGCTAGTCGTAAGACTACACTAGGTGAACTAGTAGCGAGACTGTTAAGTTGTTGAGTTGACATACCTAACTCACCAGCAAGTTTGTTATAAACAGTTTCTGCTTCAGACCCATACTTACCCTGAAATTTTTTAGCTACAGAGTCAGCATTTTGTTTAGCAGTCTTGGTCTGTTCATTACGCTGAAGTGTTTGATTTACCAAACTCATAATAGCGTCTTCGTTTAACTCAACCCCTTGAGTGGTGTTCTCTGCGGATTGTCTAGTTTCAGACTTTAATTCATCAAGAAGTTCTTGTGTAGTTTTGCGTTTAGTTAGTTCTTCTTTCAACTGCGACATCTCTTCCTCTAAGGTTTTGATGTGCTGTTGAGCATGAGGAACTGACCTAAGTGCTTCCACTGCATTAGCATACTTCTTACCCTCACCAACTAAGTCTTGAGCTTCTGTCGGAATTTCAAATAGTTTTGCTTGGGTATCTGTTTGTTGAGTTTCTTGGGTATTTGACTCAACAGATTGTTCTTTTGTTGTTTCTTCTGTCATGTGTTATCTCCTTGGTCAGGCAATAAACTATACAGTTTTGTAAAAGCTTTCTGAATGCCCTGGAGATATGCTTGATGGTATGACCATGAGGGCATACTAAAGTTTTCTTCATCCATTGCTTTTCGTTGAGCTAATTTAATCTGTTCGTTACAGTAGTTTTTAATCTCTTGTAATGTTTCTTGTTTACTTAGACTCTTACCTTTGTCAGATTTCAAATCCATATATTTATTATACCATATAATTAACGAAATGTCAAGTAATTAGTTACCTAACTGTTGGTCAAGCATTCTTTCATCAACAGTAGGAGCTACTTGAGTTTCTTGCAAGTCTTGTTGAATTTGCATCTTAAGTTTTTCTTGTTCAGCTAATTCAAATAATGCAGCATTATCTTTCATAAAGTCAAACTTCTCAAAACCCATATACTCTTCAACCATATTTGCAAGTTTTTTAGCAGAAATATGGGGAGCAATCATTTGTCCTACTGGACTATTAAAGACTCCTAACATATTCTGCATTAACTGAGCACGTGTTGCGTAATGTCTAGCACCAATAGGTCTAAGTTTACCGCGAGCAGTTAAATCTTCTTTAGTAACAGATAGAAAATCTATTACACCATAGTCATCATCCATAACTTTAGCTAGTTCTGGAAGATTCATATTACGTTTAGCAGTTTCTAGCATAGTATTTAGTATAGGTTCTAGAAATTCTACTTCAAATTGATTAATTTTATTTTGGAATATACGTGATGCAGCATTTTGTAACTGCTGTACTTCAAATGCAGTCTTCTCACCGGGACTTCTAAAGCCCATAGCTTCCTTAGGAGCTCCTGCCATCTCTTCCATAATGTTTAATACTGCAGCAATTTCATTATTTACTTGAAAAGCAGCAGCATTAGGAGGCATAGCCTCTACATTACCATCTTCTGGTATGTGAATAGTTTGTTCAGGACCCCATTCAAAGGGTTCTACATCACCAGTTATCTTAAGAGGAGGATGAATAGTAAGGTCTAAAGCATCTGCTTTAAGATTTTCAAGGTGGTCAACACGATATTGTAATCCAACAAGGTTATCTAGTGGACCCATAGCATATAGATTGTCTGTTCTTTTTCTCCAACCTACATGATGTTTATTATCACGACCAATGTAACTAGGGTTATCAATGTTTCGTAAGATGTAAGCTCTATCAATGATAGTAATAATTTTGTTTTTATATAATTTCTTTTCAATTCTATCATAAAAATCGCCTTCAAATTCTAGTAACTCTACATAACCTGACTGATAGTATTCTTGTAGTGTACCAAAACCTTCTGATATGTATGGACTAGCCTTATTAATATCTTCTTGTCTAAACTGTGATAAACTATTTCTAATATCAAGAGCTCTATCTACAGCTTTTTGGTCATAACCTAAGTCTGGTCTTTCTTCCATATCAATCATTAGTTCACCTACAGATTTAACATAGCGTGTAAACTTAGGAGACTTATCAAATGAAGGAGCAGTAGGATTAAATACAATATCAAATGGTGATATTCTATTTAACTTAGGACCATTGTAAGTTGTAATAGTTTCTTTAGTTACAGGGTCAATATGGTCTTCATTTACATATTGTACTTCTGCAAAAGCATTACCATAGTCAATGTAATCATAAACTAATTTTGATACTGTTTCTCTAAACCCTGATTCTTTTAGTTTAGTTTTAAGGTAAGCTTCAATAGCTCTACGTTTTGCAGCATAACTATCTTCTAGTGTAGCACCTTCCCACTTCATCCAGTCATCATTAGGAAATAAAGCATCCATGTAATTAGCATGTAAGTTATCTCTAATTTGAGTTAACTTAGGTAGGGTAGTTTTATTTTTCCAAGGGAGTTTAGAATTAGAAGTAGTTGAAGTATCAGTAGCAAAGATATAGCTACGGAGTTCTCTCCATTCTGCTTCTTTAC